GGTCTGCGGCGACTTGCGGCGAACTGCTACTGCTGGCATTTGTCCACCTGACAGCGGCAGAACACCGTGGTACCGAAGAATATTTTTTTGCTGTCGCCGTTCTTGTCTTCCACGTCCCGGACGCCTGATAGCTTGATGCCATGCTCCCCGCGTCGGACCTGATAGCCTTGTGCCTTCCACCTGCGATAGGTGAACACATCGCGGTACGGTGAACAATCACACGTCAGACTCGCGGCGACCATCGCGGCATTGGCTAGGCTGATGCGCTCGAATCGCGTAGCTTCGGCGGGTGTCATCGCCGGGGCCTTGGTCTTAGCTGGCATTTGAAAGCCTCCCGTAGTACAGTCTGCGCGTCTTAGCCTCCGCTTTGCGAAGCCTACGCGCGGCTGCGGTGTCCCGGTATTCGTCGCACTCATCCAGCGCGGCTAGAACTTGTCTGCGCTCCCGGACCTTCTGTGCTTTCATGCTGAACCCTCCTATGCTCCCGTGTCCCGGGAGGCTTATGTGTAGGAACGTAACAGTAACAAGTCACTCTGTCAAGTAGAGGTGCTTCGTATGGCTATAACCTCCCCAACAAAATCTCGGGTCCATCCCAACAGCAAGATAACCCTTGACCGGATACAGGCCATAGCCGAAGGTGTCCGCCGTGGTATGTATCCCCACCGCGCAGCTTCACTCGCCGGCGTCTCCGACCAGTCATGCTATCGATGGCTGGAACAGGGAAGAGCTGAACAGGCACAAGGCATGGGACCGGGGGAATCGCTATTTGTGGCCTTCGTGGAAGCGATAAAAGCCTCCGAAGCTGAGTTCATAGCTGAGTGCCTAGAGGTTATACGAGCGGCTGGGAAGATGCCGCAGCACTGGACCTCAGCAATGACCCACCTAGAGCGGCGTTTCCCGGACGAGTACGGGCAGAAAGGCAGAGTAACGATAGAGAACCCCGCGCTCGAGTCCTTCTCCAGAGCCATTCTCGCGGCGCTAGAGAAGCCTTCGGAGTGGACCATGGGCCCTGCGAAGCCTCCGATGCTACCGGCGCCACAGGCGCGAGAATCGGGGCATACAGGCAATTCGTAGCTGGCAATCGTGGCGGCAATTCGTTGCCAAATTCACGGGGTTCGTTGCCGCTTGATTGTGGCCTCTACTCGTAGTGCTGCGGCAATCTGGTGCTGATAGTTGCCGTTACGAGCGGTCCCCAAAGTGGCGGGCCCCAATCCCTAAAGGCATGGGCCCCGTGCTGCTACCATGCGGCCGGGCAGGGCCCCCGGGCCCCGTCGCCCCTGCGGGCCTGTTAGTGAGAGTTGACACGCCGAACGCAACCGCGTTCGCTGCGCTGTATGGTTTCTGGCCCCCGCTTTGGTGCTAGACTAAAAGGGGTAGGAATAAATCTTAGGAGGGTAAGAGGGACAGCGGCAGTTTAGGGGGGTGAAATTGCCGCGTGATTGGTAGGAAGGCAGAAAAAATGGGGGGTTTGGCAGGAAACGGGCGGCAGATGATTGCCGCGAGGAGGGCTTATGGAGTGGATAATTGGGATGATAGGGTTGCTGGCGATGGTGGTCGGGGTATTGGTGGTGGTTGGCGCGTGGAAACTGATGAAGTGGTGGATTGAGGGGGACGATATAGCGGACGAAGTAGCGCGGACGGGGCATTGGAGTGAGACGGTGAAGGGGGGCTACTACGAGCCGAAAGAGAGCCGAGCGGAGCGGATGAGGGTCATCAACGAGGAGAGGGCGAAGTTGGGGCAGAGGCCGTTGAGATAAGGAGGGCATGATGGAAAAGACAGTGAGGGTATGTGATGAGTGTGGGGTTCCGATTAATCGTGACGACGAGTGCGGGGTGTATCGGGTAGGCGAGGCAGGGCCAAGACGCGCCCTGAGATGTGCGGTGTGTGGCAAGGAATACTGTGGCTCTTGTATCGGTGGTTGGCTCAAGGATAGGGATGCGGCGGTAGAAGCCGACTACCTCTGCCCCACCCACTACGAGCAAGTCAAAGAGTTCATAGAGGGGTTGAAGCCGAAGGGTTCGATGTATCAGGTTAGGCATGAGGGCCACTTCTACTTCTTTGAGCCGCGCAACAAGTGTTGGCCGTCGAGACAACTTATTGATGAAGCCGCCGACGCCCTGTACGACCACATGGCCAAGGAGAGGGGGGCAAGATGACAAAGATACCGAGTGTGGTAACGATTCAGGCGATACTCCCGACAGAGAGACAATGTGTGGGATTCAAGGGAGACGGGTCGGGGAAGATAAGTCTGGACACAGACGGGCAACAGTTGGGGAACGTGGTAAGTGCGCTGATAGCGATGAAGGGGCAGTTAGTGGAGGTGACATTCAAGGGGTTGGGCGAGAAGAAGCCTCACAAGGACGATGACTGAACCGTGGATTGACCTGAGAAACGACCTTATACCGAAGGTGAAGGAGGTCGAGTATGCCGAGACACGTAGAGAAGAGGAAGGGCGAGAAGCCCTACAAGATAGTGGAGCCAAGTGGAAAGGTGGTTGGGTCATCGAGTACGCGGGCGAAGGCACAGGGGGCAGCGAACGCGGCTAATGCGGCCTCTCACGGGTGGAAGCCGAGGAAGAAGTGATGTGGACAGATATTGAGGGGTATCCGACTATCGAACTCAAGCCAACGGTTGACAAGGACCCGAACGAGAGGGACGAGAAGGTGATTGAGTGGGCGGCGCTGGCGCTCGGTGCGTTTTGGGCCGGGGTGCAGAACAACTAAAGCGGGGCATACTGCGGCATAACTGAGCGGGGAAACCGCAGCGTAAGCCTTCCGCTCTTTGGAGGGAGTATGACGATAGGGGAACTGATTGAGGCATTGGAAGAGTATGACCCCGAATTGCCAGTGTTCGTAGGGGACAACGAAGTTGTGAGCGGACACTTCGATGGCGTACAGGACGCCTTCGTGCTAAAGCTGGTGGAGTGATGCGTTGCGATTGCGGGAAGTACGAGGGGGACAAGTACATTGGTGTCACTTGCGACTCTTGTGGCACAACTGTCGGAGGGAGGTGGAAGCTGACTCTCTCTCGTGAGAAGAAGTGGTCAGTGACAGTGGAGTTTCGTGACGATATAGCCGACGCGCTTGAGGAAAAGGGGGGGACACTCCTTCACCTGATGAAATACGCCCTTGAGAGGGCTCAATGAACTGGCTGGCGGTGTATTTCAAGATAGCAAGGGCGTGTCGAACGCCTTTTGTGTTCTGCCTTGACTCCAAGTACAGGCCGTGGGACCTGTATGAGTTGAAGCGGGCCTCGGGTTCGTTTCCGAAGTGGGAGTATTCCGAGGAGTACGCTGATTGCGATGACGCTGCCTTTGCCTTCAAGGGCCACATGGGGCACTCAATCGGGATAGCGATAGGGCACGGTCACGCATGGAACGTGGCATTGTGCAACAATGGCATCTGGCATATCGAGCCTCAGACCGGGGAGTTCAGTCAGGGCAAGAGAGCCAAGGTCATAATCATTTGAACGGGGTGATGGACTAACAGGCTTGCGTGTCAATAGGTCAGGTTAGACTTCCTCGGCATCGACCCCGAGGTTCCAAGTCGGCCCTCCGGCACCCCACACGCATTTCACCTCCCTTTAGGGCGGGTAGAGCAACGCTCCCCGCCCTACTATTACTTGGAGGGTTATGGTTACAACAAGTCCTGCGGTAGCGGAATCAATATGGCGGGAACTTGGGTTTGCTCCGACAGCAGAGCAGATGCCGATTCTGCGCTCGGAGGCCCGCAAGAAGCTGGTTTGTGGAGGGGTCAGGTCAGGCAAGTCATTCACGTCCGCGATGGACGGACTGCCGAAGATAGTCATAGCGGACCAACTCTACAAGGCAAAGGGTGAGGGTGAGCCTCCCTTGTTCGGGCTGATAGGCTCGGACTATGAATCGAACCGTGGTGAATGGAACTATCTTGCTGCGTCGTTAGCACACTTCAATCTGATAACCAAGGGTGGCGGGACAGCCATCGACCCCGGGGAGATGCTGCTTGCCGGGGGAACGCGGATTGTCACGAAGTCGGCACGGTATCCTGAGAAGATTGCAACGGAAGCCTATGACGGCATATTCGTCTGCGAGGCTGCTCAGATTACCTTTGAAATCTTCCTGAGACTGCAAGAACGGTTGGCGCAAAAGAGGGGCTGGCTCAATATGGCGGGTACTATCGAGGCTCCGTTCTCGTGGTACATCGACCTCTTTCATAGATGGATGGGTCCGAACGACGAGGACGCGCAATCGTTCTCTCTGCCTACATGGTCGAACTACATGGTCTTTCCCGGTGGATGGGATGACCCTGAGATAGAGACTCTGCGCAACGCGCCGGGCATGACCGAGGAACGGTTCATGGAACGGTACGGGGGAGTGCCACAGAAACCGAAGGGTTTGGTGGTCTATAACTTCTCCAATCCCGTCCATGTGAAGCTGATTCCCGACCCGAGTTCGGCTATCGAGGCATACCGCAGAGGGTATGATGCGTTCAAGCCTGTCCATCTGGCCATCGACCCCGGCTATGCTGGCGCATACGCGGTCTTGGCCGTGCAACAGTGGGCTGACCAACTTGTCGTCATCGACGAAGTGTACGTCCAGCAGAAGACGGTAGAACAGGTCATCACTATCTGTATGCACAAGCCGTGGTGGAACCTCGTTGAAGGCGGGGCAATCGACATCGCGGCAAAGCAGCATCAGGCGGATAGAAGCCAGTTGGAAGTCTGGAAAGAGAAGACCGGGCTCGACCTCAAGATGGGACGGCTGCATTGGGACAAGGGCGGAGCGGAGGACGGAGTGAATCTGCTCAACTCCTACTTCATGCTGAACCCGATTACCAATGTGTCCAAGATAATCATTTCCCATCGGTGCAAGGGGCTTATCGCTGAGTGTGGTGGCGGGCCTTCTCCTGTGGATGGCGGTGGTGCGTGGACGCGGGATGACAACGGCAAGATTATCGACAAGAACAATCACGCGACCAAGGCACTCACCTATCTCATCATGCAGATGTTCGGATTCGTCGAAAAGACAAGGAGTTTGTTCGGCCAGATAAAGGTCAAGAGATGAAACCAACAGTAGAGAAGATTATCACGATGGAGAGGGCGTATCGCTCTCATTGGGGGAAACTGCACGACAAACAGGCGTTGTGGCAGAAGTATTACCAGTTAGAGAACGAGGTCAAACTTCCGGAGGGCGTCGAGGCGCAGATTGTCAGGGGGAGAACGGCCTATGAATTGGTACAGGTCGGCGTCAACAATCATCTTCTGGACAACCCTCGCGTCGAAATCACGCCCAAGAACGAGAAACACGATGTCTCGACGCTGGAAGCGTTCGGCAACGCCCTGCTGGAGAGAGCGATTCCTAAGATTCGCGCCAACGCCACGCTCCAGATTGGGCTAGGCGCTGCGGCCTACAAGGTAGGCGTGGACGACACACACGTCGGATGGGACTGGACAAGTGTAAAGAACAAGACAGAGGTGTCCGACCTCGCGCTGACCAAGTATCCTATCACCATCTCTACGCCACATTTCTTCAATGTGTTCCCTTCACCGTACTTTACAAGTGACTACATACCGTCGAACTGCTTGGAAAGTTACAACATGAATGTGGCGAACGCCCTTGCCATGTGTGAATCGAACGGGTGGAGTACGAGTTGGTTCCATGACCAAGACATGGACTCTACGGTAGCGTTCATTGATTGGGCGTCGGACGAATGGCGCTGCGTCCTTATTGAGAAAGAGCCGGTACTTCCGGGCGGTGTTGCGCCGAATCCGTTGGGGTTCTGTCCGTATATCATCTTCCCGGCAGGAATGGGGATGCCGAGGGCTGACTGTGACCCTGTTGGGGATTACCAGTCGATTCTTGGGTCACACACATCGAGCATTGACTTTGAGAATCAGCTAATGGTGCATCTCCTGTCGATGACGCAGGGGTCTGCGTGGCCGCAGTTGGTCTTTGAGCCTGATGCCAATTCAGGTGTTTCTGCACAGGAAGTGCGGAAAGCGGTTGGCGAGGAACTGGAAGTAAAGCCCGGTTGGGCCATAGTGACGCCGGAGGGCACGAAGTTGAAGTATCTGGAGGTCAACGGGACCTCTATGTCTATGGTGCTGCAAGCCCTTGGCATGATTCAAGGCCAGCAGAACTCGCCTGTTGGAATGTCTGGAGGGCAGATGCGCGGCGTCTACTCTGGAACGTATGCGAACACGCGCATCGGCTATGAGAAGACGTGGTACAAAAACGCCTTCAAGATTCACGAGGATGCGCTGGCGCTTGTTGTAGGTCGTGCATATCAGATTATCAAGGAAGTCATCGGGCATCCGATAACCGTCAAGGCCATGCCTCTGAGACAGGGGGAGCCGAGCGGTATCACGCGGATAGGGCCGAAGGACATTCCCGACTACAACTGCCGTGTCGAGTTGCTGGCAGATTCTCCCGAAGCTGCCGATGTCAAGAAGCACATCGGGCTTCTGGCGAAACAGGCTGGTGTTGTTGATACCGAGACTGCCTTGGTTGAATACTTCGACAAGACAAAGAAGGAAGCAAGTCGCATCTATGACGCGATGATGACGGAGAAGGTAGAGAACCTTCCCGTCCCGCTACAAGCACTCTCTATCAAGATTTACGAGGCCAAGGGTGAGGACGACATGGCGGCGTTCATTCGGAACATGATGTGGGAACAGGCTCGTGGCGGGGCACGTACTCACCCCGGCGCACAGTCTGAGCCCGCAACGAAGTCGGTTCCGCAGAGGAATCGGCCAGAGGGCGAGACGGTAAATCCTAATGCGACAGGGAGTTTGCCATGATGGAACAGAGGTCGCAGCGAGTAATGAGGGGAGCGCGAGAACGGTCAGACCGCATCGCGCTTTCTGCTATCAGGAAAGACGAGAAATGGGGTGGCTGTCCCGAGAAGACGTGGACAGAGTGGCACGAGACGGCGAATCAGTTGAACATAGATAATC